CGCCCAGCCCGGTCTCATGGCGGTATTCGTAGTAATGCGCCGCCAGCAGCAACACCGCCTGCGCCAGATCCGGGGGCAGATCGCCCCAGACCGCCCCATAGCCCGCGCGAAAGACCACCTCGGCCACGCCCCCCGCAACGATCACCGGCAGAAACAGGCCCGACGGCCGCAACACCGGCCGATGCGCATCGCGCTCCAGCTGGTAATGCTGCGGCGCGACAACCTCGACCTCGTCCATCCGGTTGCGCAGGCTCAGGCTCAGGATCTCGCTCACCGGCGCCACCGGGAGCGCCTGCCCCTCGGCGTCGCTCCAGCGGGCCAGCACCCAGGAAAAATCACGCGTCAGGAGCACCTTGCCCGTGCGTCCCTCGATCGCGGCCAGCGCGGCGCGCAGGAATCCCTCCAGAACCGGCTCCTGAAGATCGGCCTCCGCGAATCCGGTTCCCAGCCGCAGATGCGCCTTGAACTCCGTCAGCGGCAGCGCCGCGGCGGGCACCGCGGTTTCTTCGATTAACATCATGGACCTACTCCATTTGCCCCGGACCCCTCCGGATGACTTGGGCGCGCGCTGCCCGGCGTTGTTCGGACGGAGGGAGGAGCTCGACAACGCATCGGCGACAGCACGCGCCCCGGAGCCGGAGGTGCAACACCCCCGGCCCGATCCACCGCCTCAGGAGACGGCGAATTTCAGCAGCTTGATCGCCTTGAAATCCGTGACATCGCCGCCCACCCGCTTGGTGGCGTAAAAGAGGACATGCGGCTTGGCGCTGTAGGGATCGCGCAGGACGCGCAGATCAGGACGCTCGGCCACGGTATAGCCCGCGCCGAAATCGCCAAAGGCGATCGCCATCGCGCCCGCAGCAATGTCCGGCATGTCCTCGGCAATCAGCACCCGATAACCCATCAGCCGCGCGGGCTCACCGGCGGCAAGGCCATCCGACCACAGGAACCGCCCGTCCAGGTCCTTGAGCTTGCGCACCACCCCGGCAGTTTTCGAGTTCATCACGAAGGTGCCATTGGCACGGTATTGCGCCCCCAGGGCATAGACCAGATCGACAATTGGATCGGCCCCGCCAAGGCCGCCCGCAACGCCCGTCGGCACATAGCCCAGACTGTCCCAGGCCCAGGCCGAGTTGGCCACGCTCGGATGGGTCAGGAAACCGCGCGGCTTGTCCACCCCGTCGCCCGCGACAAAGGCCGCCGCCTCGGCACGCGCGAACTTGTCGGCGATCCGCCCCGCCAGCCAGCCCTCGACATCGAACGCACTGTCATCGAGCAGCCGCTGCGAGGCCTTCGGCAGCGCGCTCAGTTCGTGCAGCCGGATGCTGATGCGGTCAATCACCGGCGTCGCGCTCTCGCTGACACTTCCGGTCTCATTGGCCCAGCCATGACCGACATCGGTATGATCCACCAGCACATCGAAACTCGAAGCCTCGACCGCCACCACATTGGCCACCGCCCGGATCGAGGCGGTAGAGGAGAGCACAGAGCGGATCGTCCCGGCGGTCTGCGGATCGACGAGATAGCCGCCATCGCCCGCCACGGCGGTATTCAGCGCCTTGCCCTCCAGCTCGAGCCCGCGCAACCCGTCATCATCGCCGCCCCGCAGATAGGCGTCGAACGCCTTGCGATGCGGGGCGGCACTGTCGGAACCGGCCGCCAGATGGGGACGCGCCAGGGCGATGGATTTGCGTTCAAACATGGTCATCTTTTCTTCCTGCTGTTGAAGTCGGTTGCGAATATCGGCCCGAAAGCCACTGAATTCCTTCAGAAATCCCGTCATCGCGGATTTCACCTCGGCCGTCGGAGACAGATCTTCCCCGGCCCGAGCCTGTGCATCGGTTGTCATCGTCATCATCCTCAAGATTGCCTGATCAGTCGCGCACCATCCGCGCCATCTCCCGGCGCGCGGCCACAAGGGCCGCCGCCATGTCCCGCAGGTCGGCCCCCGTCAGGCTTTCGCCCTTGGCTGTCACCCGCGCACTGGGCAGCATCGGAAAGGTCACGAGCGACACCTCCCACAGCTCCAGTTCGGTCAAGAGCCGCTGGCCCTTGTCATTCTTCACCGCGCGCAGCGTCCGGTAGCCAATACTCAGCCCGTCGATCGCGCCCGCCGCAATCAGCGCCGCCGCCTCGCGCGCCTTTTCCACGCCCTCCAGCAACCGCCCCCTGACCCAGAGCCCGCGCGCATCCTCGCGCACCTCCTCCCAGAGCCCGATGGGTTGCGCCGGATCATGCTGCCAGAGCATCTTGACCTTGCGCCCCTCTGCCGCCAGCCGTTTCAGCGAGGCCGCATAGGCCCCTGCGGCTACAATGTCGCCGCCCTGATCGCAGGCCCCAAAGAGGCTTGCATAGCCCGCGATCACCCCCGCCCCGGTGACGCTCAGCGCGTCATCAAACCGCGCAAACTTGCACTCCAGCCCGCTGTCCATTGCCATCCGCCCCTTCCTTTCCTGTCCCGTCACGGCAGCGCCGCGAGCACTGGTTGAAACGCCTGCACCACGATCGCCGCCGCCACGCCATAAACCGCCAGCCACAGCCGCCGCTCCAGCCGCTCCAGCGCCGCCTCAAGGCGCGCGATACGCTCACCCAGCGCGTTCAACTGCAAGTCCGAGACCCGCTCATGCGCTTCCAGTCGCAGCGCAGGCGCACAGTCAAAGGCCTCGAACCCATAGCGCGGTGGTGGCGCGTCATGCACCGGCACCGGCCTCACCCTCGGCCAGCGTCGGCAGCCCCAGCAGGGCCCGCTTTTCGGCCTGCGTCAGGAAATCCGCCTGCGCCACGCGCGTCCATTGCGCATCGCGCTCGGCCGCCAGCGCCGGCACCTGATCGAGATCGGGATGCAGATCCAGCGCCGCGCCGGTAAATCCCCGCAGCCAGGTCGCCACCGTCGCCGTCACCCGCGCCGCCAGCGGCAACACCGTCAGTCGATAGAACGCCCGGTTCGCCTCCTGATAATTGGCGAATGTCGCATCGCCGGGGATCCCCAACAGCATCGGCGGCACGCCAAAGGCCAATGCGATCTCGCGCGCCGCACTTTCCTTGGTCTTTTGAAACTCCATGTCCGAGGGGGAAAACCCCATCGGTTTCCAGTCCAACCCGCCCTCCAACAGCATCGGCCGCCCGGCATTGCGCGCGCCCTGATGATGCGCCTCCATTTCGCTCACCAGCCGGTCATACTGATCGCCGGTGAGGCTCCCCTGCCCCTCCGCCCCCTTGTAAACGATCGCGCCCGAAGGCCGCGCCGCATTGTCGAGAAGCGCCTTGGACCAACGGCTTGCGGAATTGTGCACATCCACCGCCTGCGCCGCCGCCTGAAGCGGGCTCAGACCATAGTGATCGTCCTGCGGATGAAAGCTCTTGATGTGACAGATCACGGGCGCACCCTCGCGCATATCGAAGCGATGCTTGCGCCCGGCGACCGCATAGTCATAGGCCACCGGCCAGCCATCTGCACCCGGCACCACGGTCATCCGGTCCGCGCGCAGCACATGCAGCTCCACCGGCAGACTTGCCCCCCCGAGCACCGCCTCGACATAGGCATTGCCGGTCAGAAGAAGCTGACCGTACAGCGCCTCAAAGAGTTCCGCGCGCCCCTGCGCCGGGTTCGGGCATGTGATGAGATCGAGCACGGGATGCACGGCAAAACGCTGCGTGCTGTCCTGCAAAACCAGCGGCAGCGCCGCCGCCGCCTCGGCGATCATCTTGACGCAGCGAAAGCCGACCGGGTTGCCGACAAAGCCGGTGCGCGTCAGCGTCACCGTATCGCGCGGGCTCCAGACCGCGCGCCCCGGCCCGGCCCCGGCCCAGGTCATGACCGGCCCGGTGGCGCTTGCCTTCTGCTCCGGCACCGCCGCCTGCGCCGCCGCCCCGCCCTGCCGAAAGAAATCGAGGATCATCATCACGCCTCCTTGGTGCCGTCCAGGTTCCGGGTGTCTTGCCCGCTTGATGGGCATCAGACCCCGAAAGGTTTAAGAAATGTAAATCAGACCGCGCGCACCTGCGGCCGCCGCCACCGCGCCGCCGGCTCGATGATGAGGGCGGTCAGCGCCCAGACCAGGGCGTCCACCCGGTCCGGGCTGCCGCGCCCCTCAAAGCCGCGTGCCGTCATCGCGCACATCTGATCCTCCAGCGTGCGCAACCCGCGTCCGCCCTGTACATGATGGACGCGCCCCTGCTCGTAGAGCGCCGCCACCGGCTCGGCCCGCGCCACCTTGCCCCGGCTGGCATGGACCGCCCGGAACGGCACCATCGGATCAACCTGCCGGATCACCTGCTCCACCAGATCCCCGCCCTGATTGACCTCCGCCACCAGCCGCTCAGCGCCGAACTGCTCCATCGCGCGGATGGCGGCCGTGGCCCAAGTGGCCGGCGAGGCCACACTGACGCTGGCATCCGCCAGCACATAGGCCCGCCAGTCCTGCACCGGCCCCCGCGTCAGCGCCCCCACCACCACGATTCCACAGTCATCCGAGCCGCTCTTGCCCG